CTAGGCGTCCATAGAGATTACCCGGCATATACCCACCTGCACCGTATCCTGTACGTACAGTGTAGGGATTAAAGTTTACTCCGGGTGCAAGTTGCTTTGCTAGACCAATAGCTTCTTGCGAAATCTTTTGTCCTTTGTTTCCACCACCGAACAAGCCACCCCCTAGGAGCGAACCGCCGATGGATAATGCTGTCATTGGATCCATTACCCGTTACTCCCAGTACTTCCACCAAAACCATAACCACCGCTTTGAGACGAACTGCTAGAACCACCAAACCCACCTGTATTTGGCGAAGCAGTCGCTGAACTTTCACCATAGCGGCTACCACCCATACCTGTTATTATCCCATCCAAAATTCCAGTACGGTTAATTAACTCAAGAGCTTCTGTAGGAGAACGCCCAGTGCGTTGTGATATTTCCGTAATTAAATTATTTCTCACGTTTATAAAATCTTGGTTGACACCAGTATAATCAGTATATCCACCAAAAGGATTAGCCTGTGGGCTAGTAGGTAGTGCATATGGATCAAATTGTGGTTGAGCAGTCATTCCATATCCACTTAACATTCCTGCATACGGATTCATCATTGGCTGTTGCATTTGATACTGACTAACATCACCCATCCCAAGTGCGCTTAAGAGACTGTTAGTGTATTCGTCACCCATCCCGCCTGAGATTTGACTTACGGCACTTGAGATGCCATCAGTGGGCTGAGGTTGGTACATTGGCATAAACTGGGGCATAAACATCCCCTGTTGAAATTGTTGTCCTTCAATAGGGCCAGAATATGTTAAATCACCCTGTGCAACCAACCTCCGTAATCCTTCAGGAGTAAGATCATTGATGTCTTCTTGTGTAATAGAAGAACCTCGTGCAGGAGAATAGTATCGTGTTGATGCCAAGTCCATACCCTGAAGTTGTTGATTAAACAAACCTTGATTTAGTTTACTACCGGGAGCGTATGGATTAATATCGGCAGGATTATAATCAGGCGGTAATACATGTGAAGCCATTGGGCCACCCGGCATAGAACGATCTATAAAAGCCGTAGCTGTTGGTCTAAGATTTGCTAAGCTCATGATACCATTCCTTCTATAATTGTCTGCAACTGCTCCACTGTAGTGCAAGCATCAATCTCTGTTTGCTTAGTTGCATACTTAGTACGAATCAATGCTCGCTGTGCTTCAGCTTCTGTAGCATCTTCACCGGGAATCTGCTTGGCAATGATGTCATCATAAGGTTTCATTTCTTTATCACGACTAACCCTACGTTGTACATGAGTAATTTCTTTAGCCTTGTCCATGTCAATTGTGACAGGGTTAGTAAAAGTAATTGCATCAAGAAAAGTAGGGTGAGCAAATACATCATCCTTATTGACAATCTTATACTCTGATCCTTCAGGAACAAGCTCAACTAATTCTTCAACAGGTTTGTTGTACGGTACAATAATACCTAAGTTGTCTCTATCTGTCTGTGTATAAATAATTACTTGCATCTTACTGCACCACAATTAAATTAATAATGTTATCGTCTCGCTCTGCATCAGTATAGTTAGATATAATAATGCTAAACCCTGTTGTTGCTTGTGATACAACTTTTAATGTATGCTCAGAAGATGAACCGCCTGTTGTGCCAACAACACAATAAAAATTGTTTGCAAAAGCTGTATCAAACGTAAAAGCAAAATCTCCTGCGCTATTACGGGTAAACGATGTAATACGATAGCCGTCTAAAATTTGAAACGTACCTGCGCCATCAAAACGTACCCAAGCTTTAACCATTCCACTTGTAGTGTCGCCACTAATAGTTACATCACCTTCAACCGTTAGATTATTATTTGTTGTCAAGTTGTTAGCTGAAAAACTTTGAGACAATGAGCCTGCTGCTTCTGCTTTAGTTGCAATAGATGTTGCAATAGCATTTAACTCATCATCAATTTCTGTGCCTTTGACAATCTTACTGGCATTACCCGTAGGAAGAGTATCCTTACGAGCAAAGTCAGTAGACTTAGTATAGTTACTCATAACATCCTACCTTGCTTAACGTAAATATCTATTTTTTGAATTGACAGTGCGCCACCATCAATATCCACTTCTGCGCCTAATTGCAGAACAGTACCACTACCGTTACCTGCAAGTCTTAAAATAGTTGCCACTGTTCCACCTGCATACTCCGCTGTAAAGTCTGCGGCCTTAACATACAATGTAGTTTGTGTTCTATCTTCAGCAACAGAATCTTGAATGTAATAATATGTGTCTGCATCTAAGTATACTTTGTACTCTGTATTGTAATTTGTATCGTCATACGTGGTACTAAAGTCTACTGTGTAATGAGTAGAAGTTGTATCATCAGTGACCGTACTCGCACCTTGAGAGACTGCTTCTGTTGTTGTGCTTAATCCGTACTCAGCAATACCGTATTCAGAAAAATCAGCAGGGTCAATTTCAACTGGAAAGTTACTGTAAATATCACTGTAATCAAATGCAGATTTAACAATAAAATCTTGACCTGATGCTCCAACTACAGTAAATGCCAAACGCTTTAAGATTTTTGTAAGCGATGGACTTTGCATATCAAAGTAATTACTGTAGTATTTCATTCGGAAAGGCTCACCGTTATCTTGGTAGCCAAAGTATCTTGCTAAACCATTCAGGTGACCCATATACACTTCACCGTCAAAGGCTGTCCAAGAATTAAAGGTCATTGAGTCCCAACGAGTCACACGAGATGATCCATCTTGTAACGGCGCTCTCATATCAAAACAATACACTTCTTCTGCTGTTGGGAATGCAAGAAGATAAAACGCATTAGACTCAGAGTATACCGACTTTATTGTACCTTTATTTGTTACGCTTTCTAATCGTTGTACAATATCATCACGCACATTCTTTGATATGTCACGCATTGGCTGAGACTTCTCTTGAATAGTACGGCCTAGTGATCTCACACCAGACTCCGATAGGAAGATAATATCTGTACCAGTGTTCTGAATACTGTCTCTAGCAATACACCCAACACCGTTAATAACTTCAATCAGTTTTAAATCTGTTGGATCAAGGTACTGATTGTTTGCATCGTTATCGCCAAAGATAATGATGTTAGATTTACAGAAGACAATTAAGTACCCGTTGTGTGCGCCAAGGCCAACAATCTCATCATTACCTTTAACCATGATTGAAGAGATGTCATTAAAGCCTGAAGTTCCTGCGGCCCACTCTGTTCCATCTAAAAGGTCAGACCAGTATATTGTTGTAACTGTACTGGCTGTGTTAGCGGCCCAGAGTCTACCGTATGCTGAAATTACAGTGTTAGCTTCTGGGGGTGTTCCTTGGCTCCACTGTGCAGTAATTGTACCTGTTGCATCAACACCGGGACTACTTTCCATTGTGTAGTCATAAGTATCGGTAGTGACATTTTCAATTTCCCAATAACCATCAGGTGAATCAGAAGAGTTATATTCTTCTTGATCTGCTCCAGTAATAGTTACACGATCCCCATTACTTAACCCATGTGCTACCTGTGTTACAGTAGCAACTGTGCCTGAATGCGTGATGGTTACTGTCGCAGTGTTGTCTGCACGAGAAACATCATCTAGTTTGTTAGCAGTAGGGCTAAAGTAAATTGGCTCAAAACCAAATTGAAATAAGTAAGCGGCATCGTTAAGTGTAACAGCTTGCCAGTTGCCTTTGTCTACAGTGTGGTTGATAATCTCTTCTTGTACACCGTTGTAGGTAACAGCCGTTAGCGTACTTCCATCCCAAATGTAAAAGTAATTATCGCTTGTCCATACACCAAAGTATTCTGTGCCTTCAACACTAACAAAACGATGGATACCTGCAATATCTATGTCTGCAGTTTCTGATAAAAATGTCCAACCCTTTCTGGAACCAATACGTCCAAACTTATCAATAACACAATTGGTTGCTTCTACTGCAAAACCAGAATCAAGGTTAACTCCAGAGTCTTGGGTATTTAAACCAAAGAATCCGGGTGCGCCAATGTTGGTAGTTTGTAATGGATCTGCCATTAAACTGTCCAGATTGCTTCTTCAGGATGTTTTGCAGAATCAAACGAAATTGCATCATTCAATACACGCTGTGCTGTAGCGTATGCTGAGTTTGAAGCGGCTCCGCCATCTTCACCACGTTCTTCAATTGCTTTTGCATATGCAAGCATTTCTATTGGCTTGTGTGGAATCAAGATTGTTGTTTCATCACTGGATAACTGAGCCTGCGGCATTACGACATTAAAACGTAAATTGTAAGCACCATTAGGAATTGGGTAAACATCGACTAATGTATCACCATTGTCTGAAATTCCGTTGAAGGAGTAATAACGGGGTGATCCTTTTGCAGGCGTGTTGTTTAGATAAACATTATTAAAATAACTTGAAGTCTGATACGTCATAAAAAAGTTACTTGTATCATTGACAACATCTAATATTTTAAAACTGTTCTGAGTTCCGTTTAGTTCGTAATTAAAAACATCTACGGTTGTTGTTGCAGATAAAGTAGTACGCAACGCAGACCATGACCAAGCGGTTTCAATTTCATCTTTCGCATCATTTACAAGAATACCAATCAATGTAGAATAAGTGTTTTCATCTACGGTTGACACTGGCCTTTCTCGCAAGCGTTTAAGTACATTGTTTACTAATTGAAGATATGTCATTTGCGTTTACCTACTACTGAGTAAATATTATAGCATACTTTTACTCGTTTGTCAACCCCTACCACTTCTTACAAGACCAATAACGTGCAGTTAATTTACTGGGTGGATTTGTATCACACTTGTGTCTAGCCCTAAAGCTCTTACGTCTTGCAGGTTGATCCTTTTTAATTGTCATGTTGGGATCACCAAAGCGAATAGTCTTAGTCTTGTCACCTTCTTTGGCAACAACTACAAACTTCTTAGAGCCACCCGGAGTGCGCTTAGGTTTGTTGTAACCACTTACGCCTGCTCTGGCTAACTTAGGATCTTTTGATTTAGGCATTATGCTTTCGCCTTCTTTTTCCAGTTGACACGTTTAGATGACTTCTTCTTAGCCATCGCTGTCTTAGCACCTGCGGCAGAACAAGCGGCCTTAGTGGGTCTACAAGCAGGATAACTCTTACGTTTGTCCTTAGAGCCTGAGCGTCCACAAGGCTTACCTGTCTTACAGTCTACCCAACCTTTGC